AACAGTGTATCATAAGCAATCGCAACTTCCGGGTTGGTTTGGTCTAGTGTAGTTACAGGAGCCTGACCACATGATGTGAGTATCTGGTTTATAGCTGGTAGCTCTTGTGTAGCATTTGTGGTTGGAAAAGGCATAATAAAAAAGGGGAGCCGAAGCTCCCGTATATAAAATAAAAATTAAGCGTTAGCTGGATATGTTGTACCGAACGCAGCATTACCTGTAGATCCAGTAGCAGCACCAGCGATTAACTCAACGCAAGCAGCAGGGTTTAAGAAGTCTGCTCCCATTGCGAGTCTACCGAGAATCACATCACCTTGGTATACCACTGAAACGTCTCCGCTTGTTATCTGAACCTGTGGTCCGATAGCTTCAACAACACCAGCTCCTTCCTTTTGGAAGATTAAGCCGCAGCTGTTAGCGAAGTCAGAGGCATTACCATAGTTGTTGTTGATACCAGTTACAGAAGCTCTACCGTCTTCAGCTGATTCACCAACGAATGATCCTACGTTTCCGGGGCTTGTTACACCGGGGTTTGTTGCAGATGCAGAACCATACTTAGTACCGTATGAGCCAAAGAATGGAATGTTCATTGACTTGTAGATCTTGATGCCTGCAATTTCAATGATTCCGTTACCTGACTGTAACGCAGTACCTTGTGTGTCTCTATTGATAAGACCGTTAGAACCAACACCTTGTATTAATTCGTAGTACTGTCTTGGGTTCAACACAGCAACACGTCCTTCAGAGCTTACTCCTTTCTCGTCTAGTGCAGCAGCTGCATCGTAGAAAGCATTGATTAGAGAAGCTGGAACGTATGCGTCAGATGCTTGGTTGTTTGTACCAACTCTGATCTGTGTTCCGCCGGGCTCGACGAAGTTTGTTTTAGAAACTGGAGAAGCTTGTCTAGCACCTTTAGCGATAGCTCTAAAGATTAGTCTATCATATTTCTGTGCAAGAGCATATCCAATCTTCTTGGAAATCTCTCCTCTCAATTCATAATGTGCTAGTGTTTCATCTAGCTCATATACAAACGCTGAACTGATTAATAGGTCATCGATTGTAATGGTTTTCTCAGCAACTGGTGGTGCACCATCGGTGTTACCAAGAATGCTGTTTCCGGGTACGTGGTACTCGGCTTTTGTGTGTCCAGTGTAGACGAACTGAAGTGACTTACCGTTTGTAAGTGTTCTCTTCATTACAAGGTCTCTAGCTATTGCGTTGTGCTGGAAGCCTTTAAACATCTCTCCACTGAACAATTTAAGGTAAAGTGCACGGGCGTCGTTTGCACTATTCAGTTGACCCGGGCGTGTAAGAGCCGTGGTCAATGTACTGTTCTGTTGAGCCATTGATATGGATTAGTAAAGATTTATATTGCTTAGTACTAATTTTTTTCGATCGTTTTTTTGTGGTCTATCCCACCGTCTAGACGGCATGAGGTATCCGGCGTACCGGGCAAATGCCAATTAAGAAGAGGTCCGACTCTGAGGTGCCTCTTCTTGCATGTGATAAATTACATGCGACCATTCTATAAATAGAAATAAGGAGAGCAGTCCGATGACTACTCCCCCTAAAAGATTAATCTGGAGACTTTTCATCTTCAGTTTTATCTTCAGTTTTGTTTTCTGGTTCCGGAGCAGGGTATGTCTCAGGTGATAACCTTGTGACTGCTGCTCTCATAACCGAGCTTTGATGTGCCATTACTTGTGTCTTGTATAAACAACACCACGGTAAACGTAAGTTACTGTCATAGTTCCCTCCGATACCAAGCCCCCGTTCCATGACTTGATTACATGCGTCGCATAAAGCGATGAACGGACGTAGGAGTTAACCTATTTGTGGTGCAGTAAGTGCTACGTTTGTGGACTCAGCACATGCTAAGTCGAGTGGGAAGTTGTGAGCGTTACGTTCATGCATAACTTCAAAGCCAAGGTTGGCTCTGTTTAAGACGTCAGCCCATGTAGGTACAACTTTACCGTTGGTATCTACTATAGATTGGTTAAAGTTAAAACCATTTAGGTTGAACGCCATTGTGCATATACCCATTGAGGTTAGCCATATGCCAACAACGGGCCATACACCCAGAAAAAAGTGTAAAGCACGAGAATTGTTAAAAGATGCATATTGGAAAATTAGTCTGCCAAAATAACCATGAGCAGCCACAATATTATAAGTCTCTTCCTCCTGACCAAACTTGTAGCCATAGTTCTGAGACTCCAATCCAGTAGTTTCTCTAATGAGCGAAGAAGTAACAAGACTTCCATGCATAGCAGCGAAAAGAGCTCCACCGAATACCCCAGCAACACCGAGCATGTGGAACGGATGCATAAGGATATTGTGTTCTGCTTGGAATACGAACATGAAGTTAAAAGTACCAGAGATACCAAGAGGCATACCATCACTAAAACTCCCTTGTCCGAAAGGGTAGACCAAGAATACAGCAAGAGCTGCTGACAAAGGAGCTGTGTAAGCTACAAAGATCCAAGGTCTCATTCCTAATCTGTAGGATAGTTCCCACTGTCTTCCAGCGTAGGCTGCTACTCCTATTAAGAAATGAAAGACAATAAGTTGATATGGTCCGCCGTTATATAGCCACTCGTCAAGTGTGCCGGCTTCCCAGATGGGGTAAAAATGTAGTCCGATTGCATTAGAGGAGGGGACGACTGCTCCTGATATAATATTGTTTCCATATAATAATGAGCCGGAAACTGGCTCTCTTATACCGTCAATGTCTACTGGCGGTGCAGCGATGAAAGCGAGTATAAAGCAAGTGGTTGCAGCTAGTAAAGTAGGTATCATGAGAACACCAAACCACCCCACGTAGAGGCGGTTGTTGGTGCTGGTTACCCACTCACAAAACCCTTCCCAGTTGCTGGTAGTTAGTTTTTTGTTGAGTTGGATAGTTGCCATTTAAAAAATGCCGGGTATAATTTGTCCTGTTGTGACATAAGCTCCGATAGCTGCTACGAATCCGAGCATCGCTGCCCAGCCGTTGAATCTTTCTGCTTCGTTTGTCATAATAGGATTAGTGTTAGTAGTATGATGAGACATAAGTCTTAGGGGTGTTTCGTTAGGAAAAATATTTTGTTTACCGTATTCGGTAGTAATCATGAGTTCGTTTTGGGTAGTATACATCTGGCGAGGACGATGCGATTCGGGTCGCCGCTGTATCTACACTCTAGGTGGATTATTCTTCATCATACGGTCTAGTCTAAGTCGTTTCTTAAGAGGATTAGTTTCAGTACTATCAATAATTCTTAAGCCGTCACCTATCTCTTGTAGAGTTAGCTCATCACCAACATTTTTAACCCAAGAGATTAATCTATCTTGCTTAGTTCTTTGATATTCCTCGATCATTCTTTGTTCAGTTTCTGGATCTCCAAGAGTACCAGCTGGAACTTGACCATCTATCAGACCTTGAATTAACTCATCAATACTAGGCTCAGTAAAATGCTTACCTCCTGTATGATGTGCTATCATCATATCATTTGTTTCTGGGTTCTGTACTCTTTCGTCAAATGGGATTCTCGGAATAGGTGTAAAGAAACCTTGTCCATCATCTTCAACTCCAAAGCCCCATTCGTCGTAGTTTTCTTTAAATAATCTATAAGGTGCACTCTCTCCGGGTTGGTTTAGATCGGAAGAAGCGACGTTCCAACCACCACTTATTCTAGGAGGTATGCCTAATTCTGTACCAAGTTGTTTCTGAATTGAAAGCCTATTTGCCTCTGCCATTGTGCGGTTATCCATGGTTAGTACTTCTTCTTAATTTTTTTCTTAGTTTTTTTGCCAGCTTTCTGTGCTGCTAACATCCCTGCTGGTGTGTAAGGATATTTTTTTCCGTTAACTTTTGGCATTAGAATTTCACATTAGGTGATCTTTCAAGTTTGTCCATTATATCTCTACGATATGCTGGATCTTCTTCATAACGTGAATCACTCATAGCCTTAACAACTTCTGCTTGGCTACGGAATTGATCGTTACTTGCTTTTGGTGCTTTGCCTTGTACCATATTACCGTCGTATCCTATTGAATCATTGTATGCGTAGGCTAGAGATCTAACTGCAAAGAAAGCAGATAGTGGATCTCCTTTAGCCATAACAGCATCGAACATTTTAACCTCTTGTTCATTAAGAGATTTCTGTGCCCAGTTTAACATGTTAGTATAGTTAGCATCTCCACCTACTATACCTTTAAGTTGTGTAACTTCTTCTTCAGAGAAATCTCTTGCTTCTGCTGATGGTGCATCGTTACCTTTCTGTCTTTCTTCAAGATATAATTGTGCTAGATCCGTAGCACTCATACCTTCTAATTGCTTGAGAGTCTCTTCTGTATACTCTTTACCGGAGGTAGCTTCCTCCCATAATGTATCAAGAATTGAAGTAGTCTCTTCAGCTTCTTCCTGTTGAGGTTCTTCCTGTTCAGCTTTAGGTTCTTCTTTAGTATTAAGCTTCTGCTGTAATTCTAGATAACCTTTTTCTAATTCTTCGGCATTCTTATATTTGCCTGCAAGTAATTGTTCTTGTGCCTCTTGCATCTTCTCGCCTACAGCAAGAGAATCCTGTTCCTCAGCGGATAGATTCTCGATGCTTGTAGTCTCAACGTTAGGCTCCATTGTTAATGTTTCTGCCATATTATTGTGGTGGTAATTGTTGTGCTAATTGTGGGTTTTGATTAGGGTCCATCATAGGAGTTTTCATCATAGCAGGGGTTTGTTTAATAGCTTCCATTTCCGCTTCTTGCTCTATGGCTTGCTGTTCTTCCGCTTGTACTTCTTGCATTGATCTAACTAAGTTAAGTACATCAATACCTTGTGCTGCTGCTAATCTTTTGATTACTTCTTCTGGATTTATATATGTAGTGATGGCTTCTGGTCCCATTGTTTGTGCAATAGTCTGTAAGAATCCACCTAATGCTTGTGCATCTTGACCTCTACCTAGACTGTTAATACCAGCTACAATGATAGGCTTAACCATGCCTTTTGGTAGACGTGGAATCTGTCCTGTCTTCTGAAATATACTTAACTTTCTATTAAGGTAGGGTACTAGGAACTCAATCGTGAGCAATCCGAAGAGTCCGCCGAGCTGTTGTTCTAGTTCCATCTGTGTCATGCGTACCTCTTCTGCGGTTGTACGTTCTGACTGCCGAACTGACAGGATTAGGAACGCTTCGTTCAATCGCTTCTCGAGTGTCATCATGTGCTCTAACGCCGTAGCGAAGTCAGCTGTTTTACCTACTTGTATTACGCCGATATCATCTGGTCTACCTTGTACGATAGCTCCGTTACCAGCTGCTGCTAATGTCTGAGGTTTGGTAGTAGCTGATGGTGATACAGTAAATACAACTTTAGCTGCTGCTGCACTACCTTCTACTATAGCCTGAGACAATGCTTCAAGAGACTTGAGATCTCCAATGAACTGTCCAACTCTACCTCTACCATATGCTTCTCCATCTACTGTATTGAAACGTAGTGGTAGCCATGGTGTACTATCTATTGGTGACTTACCTTGTGAACCGGGTAGTTTTTTATCATGTACCTCTTGATGCCATACAAATCTGTTGTTGTCACGCTTGACATGAGTGTATACATCACACTCTTCACTGTCTTCGTCTTCATCCATACTGTATGGTACGTTGGGTTTAATCTTATCGTAGTCTGGAATAAGATCTTTATTGATGCTTTCTTTTGTAATAATTTCAATCACGTCGCCGTTGCCATCTCGTTCTATCACGTAGCGATTAAGAGGATATAACTTCAGTCCTTCTTTACCCATAAAGATAAGAGCATTACCACCTACAACTAGATGTTGTAATGCTTGGTGTATTACTACACGATCATCTGATGCAGCGATAGCGTCAAGAATAGTACGCTCTATCTTTGCAAAGGATAAGTCAAGTTCTGATTTTACTTCCGGACCAAACTCTTCTCCTAACTGAGACTCATCTAGCTGTAGCTTAAAGAAGCTAGTCTGTGGAGGAACGAGAGATAGCGATAGCTTTGATGCTAATGCTACAACTCCTTTAGCCCCTACAGACTGCCAAGGTGTCTTCAGTTGTTTCATACCTTTGGAGTAGTCTTCGTGACCACGAATAAGATATGGAAGTGTAAGTTTAGTTGCGTCTTCTGCTTCGGTCAAAAACTGGGAACGATCACTGGATAAATTATCATACCTAGATTTTGCTGTCATTGTTTATACGAATTGAGAAAAATAATCTCTGTTAAAAATTTGTCTTTGACTAAGTGGGCGGATGTTTTGTATTGATTGTAATCGGGCAGTATAATTAGGTGATCCATATATACTCATCTGTTGATTATATGCTTGGTTCTGTATGTTCTGTAAGTTCTGTAAGTTAGTACCACTTCCACTTGCTTGTGGTATAATTGGAGGTACTGCTGCTGCTTGGGATGTCTGTGATATTGGTAGTTGTCTTAATCCTTGTGCACCAACAAGTCTACTTCCACGACTTCGATTTTGTTTAAGAACATTAGATGGGAAGTTAGGGTTATAACCTAAGTATCTACGCTGTGCTTCTTCAGCTACAGAGTTGATTTTTAGATCAGGTAGCCTGTTGATTGCTGGAATCTTATTTTTAAATGTGTTAATTCCTTTAGTTATTGTAGCACCTAGTGTATCGGCATCAAACATATCACTGAATCTCAGATCTCCACCTTCTGATAACATTTTATTAGAAGGAGTACTACTAAATACTCTACCTAATCTATCACTTTCCGCTGCGGATAGTCTGAAGTTACCTCCTATGTTAAGACCACCAGCACTGTCTGGGTCGTAGTTTCCTTCCAAAGCTCTGTTAAAGCTGGCTCTATCAAAACCTTCTTCACTGCCACCTACTGTTTTAGGTGCTAAGTTTTGTAGGTTTGTTGATGCTAATTTAATACCATATATATTACCGGGTGAGCTAGGTGTTATATTCTTCTGTAACGCCCCATCAATAAAGTCTTTACTGGCTGGTTGATCGGCTGCTGGTCCTGTAGCTGGTACTGATTTAAACAATTTCTTATCGTGAGTTCCAATTAGTGTACCATCAGTAGGATTCAATACTTGTTTTCCATACTGTCTCATGATAGAATCTCTTTCAAAATCTTTCATTTGATATGTAGGATCAGCCTGTATTTTTTTCTGATAATTAATTACATTCTTTTTATCTTCTGTGGTGTAGCCAGCACCGGCTATATTTTGATTGACTTCATTTCTACCAGCTTCATTGAATCGTGCACCACGAGAACCTGACATCCTGAGACTATCAGAAAAACTAGGTCCTGTTGGAGCTCCGGGAGCAAAAGGATTACCTTTCATTGCTCCTTCAAATGCAGAGTAGTCAATTTTACTTAAAGGTGTATCAAACTCTTTCTTCATCTCACCAATTTTCACACCTTGATTATCTGGTGCTCTGTTCAGTGGGTTCTTAGCTCCTCTTGTTACACTTGCAAAGCTAGCAGTTCCACCAGCCGCATTGTCTGCACTGACTGCTGCTCCAATCTTTTCTGCTTCTCTTTTACTGTATTTCTGTTTAGTACCACCGTGAGTTTGTACTCCAGTAATTCCAAAGTTATAATGACGAACCTTCGCCTTCTCCCTCATAGACATACCCGGAGTTATAGTCTTCAGCTTTTTGTTATTGTTACTGCCGCCTAATCCACCTTTCTTACCTTTGTTCTTACCGTAACAACACTCTAGTCCCATGATGTGTGGTTCGAGTCCCATCCTCTCCATCATCTGTTCTTGTGGAGATTGATTTAAAAATTCTGGATTCATTGTCCTAATTTCTTTTTGTAAATTGATCTTACTTGTTCGGATATTCTATCCATAGCAGCGTGCCCTTGTGTAAGCATTGCTACTATTGGGTATACTTCTATATAATTATCACGCCATACATGTGCGTAAATTTGGTCTGTCATATCTCCATGTTCATGTGAGTTGGCAGATTTCCAAGCGTTCCACATTGATATGTGCTGAGATAATAATATGTATTCGTACTCTCGATAGAATTTATTATTAGGCAACTCAATAAATAACCGTTCAAATGTTATCATGAGATCGTCTTTAGTGACTGGCTGATCTTCATCATAAACATCATCAATAATTCTAACAATCATACCTAGGGTGTAGAGATACTGGGCGGCGTCTTGATCACCGCCAGCTGTATCAGTTATAAGATCGAGCCACTTATTATGTAACTTTTCTCTTTCTTGTTCGGTGGACATTATTCTTCTTTACTAACTCGTTTGTTATACCACTCTACTACTGAGCGTTGACCAGCTAAGTACATGACTTCGCTGATGCTTTGCTTCGGATGTGGATTAACAGGTGGGAAGTTTTCTTC